AATCGGGTCCGCCCACGTACTGTGAGAAGTTTAAAATACCAGCCATTTTGTGTTCCTTGTGAGGTCTAGGGCTCAGCACTGTGGTGCTCAAGCCCTAGTATTTATGGAACTTGTGATTTATTCGTCAGGGTCTGGGAAATACACATCAGGATCTGGAGCCACAGTGTATTCTTCTTCCGCAGGAGTAAATTCTTCATCTTGGGGATTATAATCACCTATGGTGATGTCCAACAAGCTGGTTGATACATTGGCGCTGAAAACATCAGGGTCAACGTCTTGATCCCAGTACTCAAAATACGGAGTATAGGTGCCAGCCGTGTAGCCCTGGGTGTCAATGGTGGTTTGGAATATGCCACCAAACACTGCACCATCATAGACATCTGTGCCAAATGTGATTCTTCCAGATCCAAAGTTTCTGTTCAAATATGCTTCAACTCCCACAGGCTGTTCAAACTCCGTGGTCACAGGGCTATTGATGTATTGTTCAGCACCCACTGTGTATCTAAGTTCTGTGGCCACCGGCGAAGTATAACCTGGTGAGCCTGATTTGCCAATATTGTTGTTGGGATTGTAGGTATTGGATAATCCAGTGTTGATGAGATAAAGTTGTAGAGCCACATATTGAACCTGTGAATCCATGGCAAAAAATGCACAAATATAATAGCTAGTTCCAGCCGTCAAATCAACAAATTGTTCATTGCTGATTTGAAAAGCACCACCAATCACTGTGGTTTCTTGAAAAGCACCACCTGTGGCTCCAGCGCCGATCAAGGCCGCGGTTGCAACACGATTTGTTCCAGAATCCAAACTACCAGAATAATAAGCACTGGGAAATACAAAAATTGCGGCTCCATTTGGATTTGGTGTGCTGCTGGTGGCAACACCACCACAGGCTGTGATGCCTCGAATATGATAATGCCCTGTGACTTTGGGAGTGAAAACACAGACATTTTGTTGTTTGAAGTCACTGGTGCCACTGGCAACAAAGCCTGAACTTGAAGTATACGTTTTGTCTGTTTCAAACACATAGCCACCAGCACCGGCCTGTGCTCCTGATTTTGTGGTCACTGCTCCAAGAATGGTGCTCAACAATCCACCTGAGGCAGTGTTACCTTTGATCAAACCAGCCAGTTGACTCAGCAAATAACTGGCACCCAAGCTGGTGACCAAGCTGCCGGTGTTGTCTAGAATTTTTGTTTGATTGGTGATGGCACCTGCAGCAGTCTTGGGCACAAAAGCAAAGTTGCTGGTGGGCCGACTAAATGCACCCACTGTGGCACTGTTGACGCCACGTGTTTTGACCACAAGGTTGCCAGATTCTGGATTGGCAAAATTGAATCTCACTGTTTCACCAAAAGCAAATGTTCCATTGGCCGCTGTCACAGTGCCGGCTAGATTGTAGGTTCTATTTTCATCGTACACAGTCTCAGTGTCAGTGCTGTAATGAAATTCCATGCCGGTGACCACACCCGAAGGTGCTGAACTGGCAATGGCCACGTGTGGTATGCTGGAGGTTGAACTCACTGTCACAGTGGGAGCACCAGGGCGACCAATGTTGCCAATGCCCACAATGCCGGTGTCGCCAGTGCGAATCAGTCTGGTCAAGCCCGTGGTGTCATACACAGCATCACTGTAGAGTTGTGCAGTGATGGCCAGTTGTATTTCTCCTGAATCAGTGTCGGATTCTCTAATGGTGATGATGCGAAACTTGACATTGGTCAAGCCATAGATGCTGCTGGTTACATCAATAATGTCACCGGCCCGGAGACCAAGACTGGTAAAGTCTGTGACAAAAGAAATCACAGTGTCAATTCTGCTTTGTTGCAGTTCCATGTAGCCTATGAGTTGTGCCTGCACTGGATCAATCACAACATCTGTGCTGATGTTGAGTTGCTGATCAGGTTCATTGGGATTGCGGTCCACCTGGGGGATTTCAATGCTGATGGTGTCAGTGCTGTTGTTCAAATCCACATGTGGAAATTGTACCTGCACTGAATTGTACATGCTGGTCAAGGCAGTGCCTGACACTGTGATGGCACCAATGATGTTGTGATCACCAAAACTGGCCACTGAGTTACCGGCTTGATTGATCACAAAACTCCAGCGACCTTGATTGATGTCATAGGTCAGCCAAGTTTGACAGGCCTGTGTGAGTGTGTCCAGGTTTTGCAACACTGTTTTGTCTGTGCTGACCACACCATTTATTGCATATCTACGATCTGTTGTTGCCATTTTTTATCCTTATGTGTGGAATATCACTGTTAAATTGCCAGCAAAACCACTTTGTCCAGCAGCACTGTTGTCTGCAGTTCCGCCTTGTCCTTGAGTATTAATGGCCGAGCCTGGGCTACCGCCTCCACCTGCACCAAAATACACTTGTCCCCAACCGCCGCCGCCTGCACCTGAACTCACACCTGTGATGGCACTGGTGCTGCCAGGTCCACCGTTGCCTCCAAATAGGCCTTGATACAAGGTACCACTTTGACCAGCCTGTCCCACTCCTCCGGCACCGCCACCACCTCCACTGGTCACAGCCTGTGTGGGCGAACCTGTGTTGAATCCCATGGCACCACCTGCTGAGCCTGAGCCACTGGCACCGCCTGGTTGATTATAGTATGACAGGCCACTGGCCGCATAAGCGCCACCTACACCACCTTGACTGCGAACAACATCGGTGTAATTGCCATATTGGTCAAACCAAAGAATGGTGGTATCTTGTCCTGAGGCTGCAGTTTTTATTCCTGTGCCTGATTGGTAAACGGCTGTTCCACCTGAGCCAACTGTGACTGTGTACGAAGTTCGAGTGGGATCAAGTGCAAGATCAACATAGTCTCTTACTCGACCTCCTCCGCCACCTGAGCCCACGCTTTGTCCTGAAGCACCGCCACCACCAATGGCCACAATGTTGGCCAACAAATACAATCTTTGATTCACAGTGGGTGTCCAAGTGCCAGAACTCAGTACATAAGTGCCGGTGCCCGCAGTGCTGATGGTGCCAGCTGTGCCGTGTAGTGCAATGTTGGCAGTGACTTGTGTGACTCCATTGCGCTGTTGAACATAGGTCAAGTAGCTGTCACTGCTGACTCCTCGTGTGGGATAGAACTTGAGATTGCCCCAGTTGGCCTGTATTTGACTTCTTGTACCACTCATGGTATAGGTACTGGCGATCACACTGTCATTGGCAGTGTTGCCAAAATAACCAATTGGACTGCTGAGTGAAATGGTATATGTGGGTGTGGTACCAGTGACAATTTCCAATTTTGGTGTCGAACCAGGAAATAATACATTGGTGGTGTTGCCGGTGTAGTTGATGCTGGTGGGCAAGTCTGTGATTTCATCATCAGTGACGCTCACTGAGACGGCCTGTAATCTTTGAGCTGTGTTGCCAGTGGGTGTGACACCTAGATAGGTCATGGTAAAAGAATTGGTGTAATCAGCTGCAGGAACCATGGTGATGGTGGCCATTTGAGTGTTCACAGTGCTGCGATTGCCGGTCAGGACCAAACTTGAATTGGAACCAAAGTAACTGCCTGTGTTGCCAGCACCTCGAATCCAACTCACTGAGCCAGCGGTGGCTGATATAGTGGCACGATAAGTGGCACTGGCATTGCCAGCTGAGTCAATGAATTGTGGTCCAGTGATGTAGCTAATGGTGTCTTCATTGTAGGTGGCTGAAGTCACATTGCCCATGATATTTCTACTGTTTGCAGACATGATCTGACTCACCCTAGTGATCAAATTACTCACAGGATTGGTCAAGGTATAGTTTAAATAAAAGTCACTTTCACTGGCAGTGTTGCTGAAGAAATAAAGATTTGATAGTTGACTGTTGACTTGATTCTTTGTGCCTGTGATGGTCAAATTGCCAGTGCCAGTGTTCCAACTGGTGGTGCCACCTGAGCCCAAACTTGCTAAGTTACCAAACACACCAGCACTGTTGCTGTTGGTGATCATGGTATAAATCTGTGCTGCATTGCTGGTATTTTCTGCATCTGTGATCTGTGGTGTACCCAAGATTTTTGTGTTGGCACTGGTGGTGTAAAAACTCACAGTGGGTGAACTCAGCTCTGATAGATTGGCTGTGATCACAGCAGTGCTCCAGCTGCGCACATTGGCATTGCCACCATTCCATTTTATGGTTGATGTGTAGCCCCAATTCTGTGCCCAGTCTCTGGGTAGTATGATGTTGGGACTCTTGCAACTGTCCCAATGCTGTCTTGATCGAATGTGATAGATTCTATACACATTGCTGACCACATTGGCAGTGACACCGGTGGGTAAGTTGGCAAAACTTGCACCATTGAAGTCTAACACAGCACCAGGACACTGGCTCAAATCAATGGTGTAAACAATGTTGTCAGGTTGATTGATCACATCTATGATGTTGGTGGCCACACGGGCACGTACCTGTTCACCCTCGGTCACATTCACAAACTGAGGGTTGTCAATGCCTCCATCAAACAAGACCTGTGCGGGTCTGTTGTCAGTGTAGGTCAAGGTCTGGTTGCTGAAACTGCGTAAATTACTCAAAGAACTCATAGGTCAATACTCCCTGCGGCAATGCCAGCACCATACATGGCATTGGTCATGTAATCATAGATACAATCACTGGGCTCAGTCATGCTGTTGTTCATGTGCCAGACGATGGTGGGCAAGTTGGTCAAGCCAGCGGCACTGTTGTAGGTCATTTCCACCACTGCAAACACTATGTTGTCCATGGTGTGTTGTGAGGTCCACGAAGGAACAATGCTGTAGGCCGGCACCAGGCTGGTGTTCACATACGGGGCTGGAACCACAGGATTGGCACTGCCATTGTTGTAACAAAATATTCGTACCAGATCACGCAGACTGGCATCAGGTTGACCTGAGGCATCTACCATGTAGTCCACAGTTTGTCCATCCTCTTTAAATACCACACGATTGTTGTTCCAATACACATCCACAAAGCTGATCACGCTGGCTTGGCTGGTACTCAGCAGGGTGCCTGTCTTCTCACAGATGGCCATGACCACACTCATGGTGGCTAGATCCGTGCTTTGTTGTGCATCTGTTATGACACCACCTAGATAGGCCTGTCCATATACCACAGGTATTCGGTTGGTGGTACTGGGTGTGATTTGTAGTCTTGCTCCGGTGTCAGGTCCTGGGGTAGTGCTGGCCTTGGTAGGGGTACTTTCACTGGCAGTCATCTTGGAAATGGTGTTGACTGCCAGGCCCAGGGCCGCAGTTCTTGCCAGTTGTGATCCAATGCTGTTGCCCGACAAGAAACCTATGGCAGTTTTGCCAAAGCTGACGATGTCATCTATAAAACTCATACTTGTTCCTTGTTGATTATTTTACTTGTGCGCCCCAGATCCAACTTGAGTTGGCCAAGGTGGGCACACGATCCATGCTGCGATCTGAGGGATACCATCTGGCTTGATCAGTGGGGTTGGTTCTACGTCCAGCAATTCTGCTGCTCATCAATTCAGTCAAGCTGGTGGCAGTGAACACCACTCGGCTCACTGCTGAATCCGTGCTCCAATCTTCTTCAATGGTGTAGTTGTCAATGACGCCAAAGAATCGGCCCACTGGATTGCCGGCAATGCTCAAGGGTTGTCGAGTCACAGGATCAAACACCATTCTCCATATTTCCACTGGACTTCCTTTGAATTGGCTGTTGACAATTTGAGTTAGACTGGTGTTAGGAATGCCAGAGATGGCAAAACTCATGGTACCTGGACTGGTTCTCAGTTCACTGGCACTGTCTGACACACTGAGTAGACCACCCAAGGGTTGATAGACCTGGCTGTTGATGGTCACAGGCACTGAGTATTCACTGAATGTTAGAATTTCTGTAACAGGAGTATCTGTGGCCAGCACACGATAATTGGCCACTGTGATTTTGACAAAAAGTGCTGTTTCAATGGCCTGATATGAGGTGAGATTAATAGTCATTCAGGGCCTCTACAAATTCAAATGCACCACTCCAGCTCACTTGATCTCTGGCAAAGATGGTCCAGGTTGGCATGTTGGTGCACAATACACGCCAAGTCACTGCTGGTCCAACTCGAAGATTGTAGCTGCCTGAGGTTCCTATCACTGCACGATTCAGGGTCACTGTGTTGCTGTTGTAGGCCACATCTGAGACCACACTGTAGGCATGTCCTGTGGTGCCCAATTGAATCAAGTCACCGGCACGAAATTTATAACCACTGGCAGTGGTGGGACTGGCAGTCAAGGTCAAGGTGGTGCTGCCTTGTGTGGCAGTGGCAGTGAAGCCTGTGCTGTTTACACTGTTGCCTTGATAGGCACTCAACCATGAGGTGTAATTGGTGTTGCTTAGGCCCACTAGGCCGGTGGTGCTACGGTCTGCTGCATCAATGGCTTCAATGTAGGGTCTTGCCTGACTCCAACTCAGTCCATCTGGTAATTTCACTGTGAATCTCCAAACTTGACCACCACGACTGATGGCTCTCACTGAGTTGTTTCTTGTGGTGGTCTGAGCCACTATTCCTCGTCGATCAATGCCAATACTTTCTGCAAGATCAAATATGACCTGAAATGCTGTGGTTGCTGTGGTTGTCATCTTGGTTGTTCTTTCTTATCTTGTGGTCTGTGGTAAACTTCTACGACCTGCTTCTGTGACTGCAAATAGGAAGCTGGGGTCTCGGGCTATCATGGCTCGGAAACTGGGAGCATCCACTGCTGATATGTTGTAGGTCACATTGGTCATGCCTGACATGGGAGTTACTGTGGTAGGTCCACCAACGAATTCTGGTCCACGTTCACCAACCAGACCAAACTGTCCTGCAGGTATGTTGCCACCATTGGCAAAGAATCCACCAAATAGGCTGCTGATTCCACCAAGGATGCTGTCAAAGAAGCCGCCTCCAC